TTTCATACCTACACACGCGCGCGAGAAGCAAAATGGCTAGAAAACAGAGATCGGATAGTGTTGCTGATGACATAAAGTCTTTTTCGCAAATTTCGGAAAGTGTAATCTTGCCTGAAGGAATTGATTTTGACAATGAGCAAGAAAAAGTAATTTGGAATCAATTTACTAAGACACGTTCTATTGATTCTTGGCGTGAATTTGATTTAGTACTGTTGGCTAAGATAGTCAAACTAGAGTCACGCATGAGAACTCATCAAGCTGAACTAGATGCAATTGGTGCAATTATTACAAATGATCGTGGCACACAGATTGAAAACCCGTTGTTTAGAGTGCTTGATGTGTTGCAACGTCAACAAATGGCAATTATACGCTCAATGTCACTTAATCAAACAAAGTCAGACCCTCGCACGTTAAATGCAACGGGTAGCAAGGTGGCAAACGCTCAAGCGACTGCAAACTCGTTTGATGAGGAATTAATCCCTCGGTTGAGGGCTGTAAACTAAAATGACACGTGGCGAACGAGTTATAAAATTTCTGACAACGTATTGCATAGTGCCAGAAGGGAATTTAGTAGGAAAGCCTATTGTTCTCGATGACTTTCAGGTCAAGTTCATTCTTGATGTTTACGACAACCCACACACGACTAAGATGGCAATTTTATCTATTGCCAGAAAAAATGGTAAAACAGGCCTGATTGCAGCATTACTGCTTGCTCACCTAGTTGGCCCTGAAGCTGTGCTTAACAGCCACTTGCAATCGGGTGCGATGTCGAGGGAGCAAGCGGCGCAGGTGTTTAACTACGCCTCCAAAATGGTTATGCTTTCACCACAGTTGTCGCAAATTATTCGCATTGTTCCATCTAACAAGCGATTGATCGGTTTGCCTCTTAATACAACGTATCAAGCATTATCAGCAGACGCAAAGACTGCTCACGGTGGTAGCCCGATATTTGCATTGTTAGATGAAGTTGGTCAGGTTAAAGGGTCAAGAAGCGATTTCATTGACGCAATCACTACTTCTCAGGGTGCATACGATAATCCGTTGCTTATTGCAATTTCTACGCAAGCGTCAGAGGACGCTGATCTATTAAGCATTTGGATTGATGACGCGAAGAAATCAAAAGACCCTCATACCGTATGCCACGTTTACTCAGCACCACAAGGTATGGAGTTGACTGACGAAGAGGGGTGGGGCAAGGCTAACCCTGCAATGGGTACTTTTCGCTCAAAAGAAGATATTAGGGTCAATGCTGATAAAGCATCTCGTATGCCATCATTTGAGAATACGTTTAGAAACCTCTATTTAAACCAAAGAGTTTCATACGCAAGCCCATTCGCCTCATTAAATGTGTGGAAATCTTGCGGAGAAGCGATTGACGAATATAATGGTGAAATGGTATACGGTGGACTTGATTTATCATCACGTGCCGATTTAACGTCTTTGCAATTGATTTATAAAACTAAGGGCAAATGGAATGTTATCTCGCACTTTTGGACGCCCGAGAAGGGTTTGTTGGATAGGGCGAGAAGGGACAGGACACCTTATGATGTTTGGGAAAAGCAGGGGTTTTTGTATGCAACCCCAGGCGCTACGGTAGATTATGAGTATGTTGCAAAACATATTAAAATATTGCTTGATCGCATGAATATTGGCAGTATCGCCTATGATAGGTGGAGAATTGATTTATTAAAGAAAGAATTTAACGATATTGGGTTAGAATTACCATTATCTGAGTGTGGACAAGGTTATAAAGATATGTCGCCTGCTATTGACGCTTTAGAATCTGAGTTATTAAATGCTCGTATTAGGCATGGTATGAATCCCGTGTTAACGATGTGCGCGGCTAATGCGATAGTTATTAAAGACCCATCAGGAAATAGGAAGTTAGATAAATCTAAGTCTACTGGAAGAATCGATGGAATGGTTGCGTTGGCTATGGCGTTTCATGCAACGGGCTTTAATTCTGAAGATGAGGGTGATTTAGATGGATTTTTAAACAATCCAGTATCTTTACGACATTAGGAATAAAATAGTGGCAACATTCTTTCAATCGCTTAGACGTATATTTGGTAATGTTGGCTCAACGGGTCAGCAAGATGGCGTTCAATACAATCAGCCATTTACCAAAGTATATGAAACCACGCCCGATGTAGGCATTGACGGTGCGCTACAGGTATCTGCCGTTTGGTCAAGCGTTGAACTGCTTTGCGACAATTTAGCTTCATTGCCACTTTTTGTTTATGAAAGAGAGCGAGGGGCTGATGGGCATAAGGTTTTAGCCCGTAACACACAGCTTTGGACACTATTACACGAAAGCCCGAATAATCGTCATACTCCGATGGAGTTTTGGCAATACATGACGATGAACTATTTATTGCGTGGTAATGCTTATGCAAAGCTAGATCGCAACAGTAAGGGCGAAGTATTCAATATGATTCCGCTATCTGCCGATCAGGTAGAGATTGAGGTATTGCGAGATCAGAGTATTGTTTACAAGTATCAATACGAAGGCAAGGTAGCGGTATATTCATCGGATTCGATTTTACATTGGCGCGACAAGGGTAATGGCATTATCGGTATGTCGCGTTTAGATTATATGCGTTCAACGGTTAGTTTAGCGATTAACGCGCAAAATCATTCGAGCAATATATTTCGCAAGTCGGCAAAGAGACCAGGGGTCTTTATGATAGATAAACTTCTATCAGAAGAGCAACGCAAGGCGGTCAGACAGAATTACCGTGGTCTTGTCGAAGGTAATGAAGACGATTTGCTTGTGCTTGAGGCGGGTGCTAAGTTTGAACCATTAAACATGACACCTGCCGATGTTCAATTACTAGAAACTAGAAAATATACCGTTGAAGATATTGCCCGTTGGTTCGGTATTCCATCGGCAATGATTAACGATACAAGTAAAACAACGACTTGGGGTACGGGTGTTGAGCAATTGATTGAAGGATTTTATAAATTCCGATTGCGCCCTATGCTTGAGTCACTTGAGCAGTCTATTGATAAGAGAGTATTAACGACAGCTCAACGCATGAAGTATACGGTTGAATTTAGTTTAGACGCTATATTGCGTGGTTCTTTGAAGGATAGGCTTGAGACAGGCTCAAAAGCCGTGCAGAACGGGTTAATGACTCGTAATGAATGGCGACAACTAGAGAACTTACCGCCTATTGAAGGCGGGGATACATTAACTGTTCAGAGTGCCATGATTCCCATTAATATGATGGGTAAGATTGGTAATGGTCAAAATTTAGATACTAGTGCAGAACCCCCAATTGCACAATGAGGTGATTATGTTAAAGAAAAACCTATTATTAAATAACGTTGAACTGAAGATGACCGATAACGGTAGATTCTCAGGTTACGCCTCAACATTTGGCAATGTGGACAGTTATAACGACACAATTGCTAAAGGCGCGTATGACGGGGTGATTGAAAAGATTGGCGCGGGTTTGTCTTTAATGCCGAAGATGTTTATTAACCATAAGTCATGGGAAATACCCGTTGGTAAATGGGTCAAGATGAACCAAGATGATAAAGGTTTATTTGTCGAAGGTGAATTTACAAAAGGCAATACTGACGCGGATAAGATCAGAGCCGCGATGCAACACGGCACAGTAGACGGTTTATCTATCGGTTTTTCTATTGGCGATTATGAAATTGTCGAATCTGAGAAATTACGCATTATTAAAAGCATTGCTGAGTTACCCGAAGTATCAATCGTTACCTACCCCGCCGACAATAGCGCAAGGGTAGACCTAACAAGCGTTAAATCAGCATTAGATAGTATAGGCAGTATTAAGGAACTAGAGGACTTCCTACGCGATGCAGGCGGGTTCTCAAGGGCATTAACAACACGTTTTATTAGTCGCAGTAAAGAAATCTTTGCTCTGGGTGAGCCTGACGCAAAAGAGGTTTTGTTAGATGATGAGATCAAATCCTTGATCGCGTCAACCTTTTTAAAAGCTCAACTTGGAGATCGAAACCATGAGTGAATTTATCAATGAAGTTAAAGCATTAGCACAGACACAAGCCCTTATCGTTAAAAGCAACGAGGACTTAAAAGCCACAATGGAAAAGGCTAACGCCGAATTCAAAGACACTAAGTCGATGGCATTTGAAACAAAGTCAGCCTTAGAAGCCTTGTCAATCAAGTCTGCTGAGTTGACCGACAAAGCCCTTGAATTAGAGCGTAAACTTGCCGAAGGCTTTAAGTCAGAGCAAGATCAAGCTAAAGAATCACTTGGCGAGATGTTTGTTAAGTCAGAGATGTTTAAGTCGATGGCTGAAGGTCGTAGCAAGTTTGCCCGTCTTGAATTAAAGACAGCAATTGTTAATGCAACAGGTCAGAATCAGCCTTTAGTACCTGCTGATCGTCAAGTTGGCATTATTGCTAACCCTAACCGTATCTTGACTATTCGTGATGTGTTGCCAGTTGGTCGTACTTCATCGAACTTAGTTGAATACACCAAAGAAAACGTGTTTACTAACTCAACAGGCCCACAGTACGACTCACCCGCATTTGAGAACGTTACTAAGCCTGAGTCAGCCATTACCTTTACTTTGGCTTCAGCACCTGTTGTTACTTTGGCTCACTTTATCCCTGTGTCACGCCAAGTACTTGATGACGCGCCTCAACTTGAGTCGTACATCAACAGCCGTTTAGTCTACGGCTTGAAGCTCGAAGAAGAAGACCAATTGCTTAACGGCAACGGTACTTCAGGAAACGTTGGTGGTATCTTGAAGTCAGGTAACTTCACGGCGTATACCCGTGCCGTAACTGGCGACACCAAGTTAGACACTTTGCGCCGTGCGATTACTCAAGCTCAGTTGTCAGAATACATGGCTGATACCATCGTTCTGAACCCTGCTGATTGGGAATCAATTGAGTTGCTCAAAGCGACTGACAATCAATACGTTTGGAGCAATCCTGTAGCGATGGCAGGCCCACAGATTTGGGGCAAGCGTGTTATTCCTACTAACTCAATTGCGTCAGGTACGTTCTTGGTTGGTGGCTTTAATATGGGCGCACAGTTGTGGGATCGCCAAGACGCGGCGGTGCAGATTTCTTACGAAGATGGCGACAACTTCAAGAAAAATATGGCCACCCTTTTATGCGAAGAAAGAATTTGTTTAACGATTTTCCGGCCGTCTGCATTTATTAGCGGCTCGTTCTAAGTTAGTTTGATCTAATTGCCCGATATGCTCACAAGGTATATCGGGCTTTTCATTTAAAGGTTTTATTATGGAATTAGTCGAAGTCATTGCTTTAGCGCACTTTGAGGACACTCGAATTGGCGCGATTAGCACAAAACAACGCACAAGAGTACCTAAACACATTGCTGAACAGTTAATTGGATTGGGATTGGTCAAATACGCAAACCCTACTCAAGCGGTTGTCAAAGAACCCGTCAAGACCGAAGCGGTAGTCGATGGTGGGGACGAACCGTTGTTGTTACCGCCACAGGGCCAAGCCTTACCAGAGCCGATTGCGACACTATCACGGCGTGGCAGACCGAGCAGAAATGCAAGATCATAGCGATTAAAGATTCGTATCAATGGTTGCCTCATGCAGATGTGATGTACGCGTGTGACGATCATTGGTTTGACGCAAAGATACATGAGGTGCGCGAGAACTTTTACGGCGAAATGTGGACACAAAGCGTAAGAGCAAGCAAGAAGTACAAGTTACATCTCCAAGAAGGCGTATCAGCTCAAGGTTTAGGTCGTGAAAAGATACATTTTGGCAATAATTCGGGGTATCAAGCTATAAATCTTGCATACTTACTCGGTGCAAAGTCGATTATCTTGCTCGGATTTGATATGAAAACCGATGCGGGTAAAGTTCACTTTTTCGGCAATCATTCGTATCATAAGCAGGGTCAAGGCCCGAACGACCAAGTATTTAACCGTTGGAAGCACAATTTCTTGCATTTAGCGCGTGATTTGGAGTACGAAGGCGTAGAAGTGGTTAATGCAACAAGAGATACTACTTTAGATATGTTTAAAAGGGTCAGTAATGTTAACGATATTCTGTGGGTATGACTCGCGTGAGGCGGTAGGGTTTCATACTTTTTGTCAAAGCGTAATTGAACGAGCCACAATTCCCGTTAGTTTGATTGCTTTAAGCGATTCAGGCGCAATGCAAGGCTCAAATCAATTCACATACTCTCGGTTCTTAGTTCCTTACCTAATGGGCTACAAAGGACGAGCCGTCTTTGCTGACGCGTCTGATATGCTTTGTTTAGGCGATGTCAAAGAGCTAGAGATTATGCTTAACTTGTTGGACACGGCGGTAGGTGTTGTTAAGCACGAATATGAAACGATTAACCCCGTTAAGTATATCGGCACAGAGTTAGAGTGCAAAAACACTAATTACCTTAGAAAGAATTGGGCAAGTCTAATGTTGATTGATTGTGAAAGTCAATATTGGCGCATTATTGAACCTAATACCTTATCTGCTTTTAGCAATTTAGAGTTGTTAAAACTTAAATTCATGCCAAATAATGAAATAACCGAAATAGATGACGCATGGAATCGTCTAGTTGACGAAGGTCAACCTTTAGAAGGGGCGAAGTTAATTCATTGGACTGCGGGAATACCTGCTTTTGAGCATTACAAGAACGCAATTGGGGCTGAGTTATGGAAACAGGCGTGGGCGAACACGAAGTACCCATTAGCTACATAGGCGATACTTTGGTTAGTCAGAATTGGTGTAAATATTTTGCTAAAGGCTGTAACGGTAAAATTAATACCAATAAACAGTATCAAGGCGGGTCAATTGCCATGTTTGGTGACGAAACACTTATGCACATCAAAGATAAGGCTATTGAGGCTTGTCAGGATTGGTTCTACGGCGATAAAGCGTACTTTGGAAGGGGTAAGTACTACCGAGTGACAAAAAACGCTTATATGCACGATGCTCAAGGCGAGGCAACATCGGCTAGGTTCAAACGATTAAGCATAAAAGTACAGAAATGGCAGACGGGAAGTAGGATATTGATATGCCCACAGTCAAATGATTTCCATTTAAGGCAAGGAATAACTCAAGAGCAATGGGTTGAGCAGGTTAAGAAAACCTTACTTATGTACACGGATAGAAGTATTATTATTCACACCAAGTCGTTTGGCGATGCTGAAACGATGTTTAAGATGAGGTTAAAGAATGTTTGGGCAACTATTGTGCATAGCTCTATGGCTGGAGTTCAGTCCGTTATGCACGGTGTCCCTTGCTTTGCAACAGATAAAGCGAGTACGGCAAGCAGTTTCGGTAGCACAGATTTATCAATGATTGAGACGCCAATTAAACCCGACAATCGAGAAATGATGGCTTGGGTATTGGCAGACAATCAATTTACGCTAGAGGAATTGTCCTCTGGCATGGCTTGGGAGAAGTTGCAATGATTAATTGGCAAGGATTATGGTTTCCTGAAAATGAAACCCATCTACTCGGGTGGATTAAAGCCAATGGGCATTACCGAGACGGTGCGCCTACTTATCAATACCACAAGTATGAAGAAGCATTAAAGCAATGCAAACAAAAGCGTATCGCTATTGATGTCGGTGGCAACATAGGTCTTTGGTCGCGTGTTATGTCGCTTGACTTTCAAGAAGTGAAAGCATTTGAACCCGTAGCTGACTATTGTGAATACTTTAGATTGAATGCACCCAAAGCTGAGTTGTTTAATGTGGCTCTTGGGCATGAGTCGGGTAAGGTAACAATGGCTTGTGCAACCAATGGGTCTTGCGGTGACACTTCACCCTTGTCAGACCCTGAGAACGAGGTGATTGTTGCTGAAGACGTTGACATGATACCTTTAGACGCCTACAACTTTAAGAACGTAGACTTTATTAAGATTGATTGCGAAGGGTACGAGTTGCACGTTTTAAAGGGTGCTATTGAAACGATTGTTGAGAATCAACCTGTGATTATTGTTGAGCAAAAGAAAGGTCACGGGCAGAAGTTTGGCTACGCTGATGACGCCGCGGCTAAGTACCTGCAAGAATTCGGTATGAAAGTCCATAAAGTCATTAGTGGCGACTACATTATGGTCTGGTAATGGGTTGGGGCGATGAACTAATGGCTTGTGGCGAGGCAATGGCTTTAGGGGGCATTGTTGCCATTAAAGATAAAAGTGGCAATCACCGATGGCACGAAGCGTGGGAAAACAATCCTCACATTGCTAAACCGAATGAAAAGTACGATAAGTTTATAGTCAATGCCCCAAGTGCTAGACCGTATGCTAAAGGCGTAAACGCTCAAGCGTGGGATTTTTACGCGTACAAGCCAAAACCTGCAAAGTTTTACTTTAGCGAAGCTGAACAAGCCTATGTTAATGCACTTGAAGGCGGTTTTATTGTTGTCGAGCCACACTTAAAGAATAAAGCGGAATCTGTCAATCGCAATTGGGGTTGGGATAATTTTGCTAAAGTAACTAGCTCAGTAGATGCAGATTGGGTGCAGATGGGCGAAGTTAAGCCTAAATTATTGCCAAATACGAGGTGGATACAGACGCCTACGCCTAGAGCAATGGCTATGGTTATGTCAAAAGCTAAGTCTTGTCTACTTCCTGAAGGCGGTATGCACCACACTTCTGCTTCATTTAACGTAAAAGGTGTTGTTTTATTTGGTGGTTTTGTTGCTCCACAAGTCACAGGATACAAAATACATAAAAATATTTACATCGGAACAGGGTTAGGTTGTGGCAAACGAATAAAATGTCAGCATTGTGCCGATGCTTGGTCTAAAATTGACCCTGAACGGGTTATTAATATAATGAGAGGTATGTCAAATGGCTGATATTTTATATAAAGGTGCACAAAACGCCGATATGAAATTGGTTGATATGGGTGACACCACATATGCTAACCGAGTAGAGGCATACCCACCATTAAAGATTATGACTGATGACAATGGTGAATACGCTCGTTTACGCGTAGACGTTGGGCAAACAGGGTTCTTTGCAGGGCGCGAAGCTCGCACCTTTTATGAATTCAGCATAGCAAGTGGCGCTACTCAAGTTATTAAAGTAATTTCACCAACCGATACTATTGTTCAACAATTATCGGTTGATTTGTTTCTTGCTGAGATACGTTTAGAACTTGTAGTAGGAGGCACAGAGGGTGGTACTTTTGCGACGCCTTTGCCTATATTTAAAACTAACACTATGTCAACCGCGTCAGCGTACACCCCACAAGTTACAATGAATCGAGGCGGTACGCACACGGGTGGTACGGTGGTTGATTTGATTCAGACAGTTACTGATACAAACCCTAACAAAGCGACACCCGCAGGGGCAAGTGAAGAATCACCTCAAGGCTTTAGCGCAGGAACGTTTTACATTCGATTAATCAATACTGACGGTGCAACGGCAACGGGCATCTTTCGTGCAAGGTGGGAAGAGCGACCATGAGTTATTTAATCAAAACTAGCGTTACAACGGACGAGCCAATTACTTTGGCTCAAGCTCAATTACACTTGCGTTTAGATACGGAAGGCTCTCCCGCCTCGCACCCTGATGATTCATTGATTGAAATGATGATTACGACTGCGCGTGAAATGGTAGAAAAAGACACGGGGTTAACGCTTCCTGTTTCTCAGCTTCAATGTAAGTCTAAGCCTGTCAACGACATTGTTAGCTTACAAACCTATCCTGTCACAAGCATTGAAGAAGTTACTTACGAAGATGATGACGAGGTTATTCAAACCGTATCATCGGCAGATTATTATGTTGACAACTTTAAGCGTCCAAGCGTTTTAATATTTAGACGCAATGTTCCTGTAAAAGATGTCACCGTATCATTCACGGCAGGGTACACAGATAACGATAGTCCTAATCCTTTTCCTATGCCAAAGATGTTAAAGAACGCTATGTTGCTAATGATTGGCAATTTATACGAAAATAGGCAAGCGGTTGGCGATTACGAATCGTATAAGAAAGATATGAGTTATGAATATGCCGTTCAAAAAGAACGAATTAGCTTGGGTCTGTAATGGATATTGGCAAACTAAACAAACGGGTTGATATACAAAGTCAATCCAACACTTATGATGGCGCGGGTCAACAGGTAGAGACTTGGACTACGTTTGCTAACGTTTGGGCTAACATTAAGCATAAATCGGGCGTTGAAGCGATTAAATCTGATGCGATGGCATCTACGGTCAAAGCAAGCATTAGGATTCGCTACAAGGCGAATGTGAACGCGGGTATGCGTGTAACGTATCAAACATCAATCTATAAAATTATGGCTGTGTTGCCTCATGTAGAAGACAACCGATACGTTGATTTAGTTGTTGAGTTGATTAACGGAGAATCGTAATGGGCGTTACGATGAAGATTGCTTTAAGTGATAAGTTTGTTACTCAAATGATGGGACAACTTAAAAACTTAGAGCAAACTGTTGATAAAGATGTCCTGCGCCCCGCGGCTCGGGCAGGTGCGCTAGTCTTTTATGAATTGCTCCATGCCAATGTGCCATTTAAATCAGGTAAATTGTTAAACGCTATCTATCACGCTTATGTCACAGAGCTAGATACTAGAACAAGCAAAACATATCGAGTCGGCGTTAACGGCGCAAAAGGTTCTGCTGAAACGTTAAAAAATGCGAGTGAAAGCACAAAAGCTAGACCCGCCTCGCATTGGTGGTGGTTAGAGTTTGGTCATATGCAAAGGTACGCAAGTAGGCTAACTGATGACGGCTTTGTAACGCTAGTTAGACCCGAAAAGTTTGGTACAACAACAAGACCCAACCCAAAGAAAGCAAGTCAAGCAGAGATGGACGCCTATTATCTTCCACGCAAAGGTGGCCCAAAACACATACAAGGCAAAGCCTACATTCGCAAAACCTTTTTAATGGGTCGTGAACAAGCTAAACAAGCAATCATTGATCGAGCAAGAGAAAAGGTAGCCGAGTACTTAACCAATAAACAAGTGGTGAACACAGATGTCGATTGAAACAGATTTTAGAACGACTATATTAAGCGCAGCGCCGAATCGGGTATACCCTGATTTTGCGCCCTCAATAGTGCTAAATGAAAATAATATATTGCCGTTTATCACCTATCAAGTTATTGGTGGCGATGGCAGAAAAAGGATAGATCGCGCAGATACCTTAAAAAAGTATCGTATTCAAGTCAATTCTTATGCTAAAACTAGAATATCGTGCAGTAATTTATCTATTTTGGTAGAATCACTACTGAATAATGCTACACTTTTTAAAGCAGTATCTTTGAATCAGCCAATATCTGTTTATGAAGACGAAGTTAATCTTTATGGCTGTATGCAAGATTATTCAATTCACTACAACGTATTTTAATACTTTTGCCATACGGCATTTTTTGGGAGATTCAAATGGGCGTTCAAACAGTAGCAGGTACAAGGATTTATCTTTCGGCATCAATTCCAACTGCATTTACGGAAGCAGCATACGATACGGTGTTCACAGCATCGCCTGGCCCTGCCCTCATTGGTGAAGTTACCGATGCAGGTCAACATGGTCGCGTATACAACGTTGTCACACATAACCCAATCGGTTCACGTGGCACACAAAAGTACAAAGGCTCTTTTAACGAAGGTCAAAAAGTACTTACGTTGGGTGTTGATGATGAAGACGCAGGTCAGACATTGGCTTTAACAGCCCTTGATTCAGACGATGACTATTCATTCAAAGTACTATACCAAGAC